AATATCCTTCTCATTCTCAAAGCTGGTGCTTAGCTCTCTCTCTATCCCAAGAAAGATCAGGGTCAAAAAGACCATGGCCTCAATTGGAAAGCAGAGAGCCGAACCCATTGACGCGAACTTGGCCAAACGGATAACTCCGTGACCAGGAACGTCAGCCTTCCTTGATCTAGTCGCCTGCACAGCCCCAAGCAAAAGGGGATGTGAAGAGAATAGAGAAAGTACATGCTGATTCGAGACACGATCGGACGCTTCACTCAAATCGAGTGTTGCAAGGCTCCCGTCAAGGGAACCTTTCATGGCCATAACCCGATTAGGGTCTTGGTCATCTATTCCGATCATGGAAGAGAGGGGGTAAAACCTCTTCAATCCATCAACCATCAATCGCAACAAAGCTTGCTGTGTATATTGCATACAGGCAGGCTCAATAGCGATGATGCGAGGTGTTTTGAGCGTCTTAGGTACTGAGATCACCCTAACGGGAACCTCAGCACCAGGTTCGAGGAGGTCAACCCTGTCAACTCGCGCACTTTTACAGTACGTGAGCGCAGTTTCGCAGAACGTAACCTTTTGATGGGTACGATCGGCAAAATTTGCGTTAGCAGACAGGAAGGCTTCCGACGGAAAAACCGCCTGAAGCCTGGTGGTCCAGACATGCTGATCATACTTTCCATTACTGGAAAGTCTGTCAGCAACAGTGCCTGGGCCGTGCTTCGGAATGAGTACCCGATTGGCAAGATTTGACTCAAGCCAATCGAAGTACTCTCCGTATAGCACAGATGACACACGTTCAAAATCCTCTAGAAATAGAGGATCTAGTGTGTTATCACCTAGCTTGATCTCCTGCTCACATTGGAGAAACTCGAGCATCGCTAGCCTTTCACGAGGAGCGGAAACGACCTTTCGGCCGCCACGCCCCTGAGGGTAACCATTGCTGGTATCCTCTGGAAGGGCTATCTTCGAAAACATCAACGTAAGTTGACGCAATGCGAAGATTGCTTCGATGTCCGGGTGCTCCAAAAGCACTCCGCTACAAGGATCGAACACACGCCCAAGGAAACCTTGCAGAAATGCAGGGAGACCAGTACGTCGACCCGGGGTTCGTGAGAATCCCGGAACGTCAGAAGGGGCGACAAAGCCTTGGTCGAGCCACTTTTGGGTGGCCTTACCAAAGCCTGCCAGGGTTATCGCAATAAACGATAGCCCGTCGTGTTCATTCCGTCGTTCGACAGTTTTTATGTCGATCGTGGCGCTAGTGCTACATAGTATTGCCATTTCGTTGGCAATACAGGACCAGAGTGACGTCAGGCTTTTCATAGTCCCTCCTTTATCAGGGGGTGGCTATCCCTAGCCTGCGTCAATGATGCCTAAACTGATCTGAAGTACGGCGGAGACGAAAGTATAAAGTATGAAACTTTATACTTATGCGTATTCCGCACGACAAACCAGATTAGGGTCACATGGCGCTCTTTACGGGCAATGAACATTGCCAGAAAGGAGCGTTTCCGCAACCAGATATACCGCATTGATCACCGAGACTACGATGACGAGAAGTTTTCTCGTAATGGTAGTGCGCGGATAACGATCAGTACGGCGCCTTCCAAGAGAATCATCTCCTCTTGGATGGCGTACTGGATCGTGTGGGTCGCGCCGTTCGGCACGTCCTCCAGAGCCAGTATGATCTGTCGACACGGTGATGAAGGCTCGAAAGCGTGGAGTTGTAGCGGAATGCTATGACTCGCCGCCCAAGAGCTTAACAATCATCGCGTTGGAAGAGGCAGCCAACAGGGTTGTGAAACCCACGTAGGTTGCCAGTTCGTCTGCCGGCGTAAAGCCCACGCTGGGAACGTCGAACACGGTGTAAACTGACATCGAGTTCTGAACGTTCTCAACGGGCCTAAACGGATCGGCAGAGACCTTCGTTGCGTCGAGCCGAATGATCCGACGGTGCCGCTTACCTCCCGTAAGGGAATGGTCAGCGAGCAACCTCAGACCGCCGTCGCTACTGGTGTACTCACTCGCATCGCCAGTCACGCTTGTGCGTGGCAACGATGTGGTGACTCCGCCGATAGTGATGGAAATCGGTTCGGTGAATGACACAGGCATCACTCCTAGGAGCCCGGTTAGACTCCCGTTGGCGTTAGGTGTAGAACATACATCTATCAGTGACCTCGGCTCATGCCGAGAGCACCGATGATGGCCAAATGTCGGGGGGACAAGTCCTCCCAAGTTAGACCGAAACCATAAGGCGTTGCTTGCGTCCTCAACTTGACTTCAGAAGTCATCTTGACGACGCCCGGTTCGCTGCCCGCACGGTAACCCGTGGGGCCAGAGAACGTGTACGTATACTCAGCGATGGAATGTTCCATCATGTATCCGTACACCAACACCTGGTTATCGATGGCCCAATCCGTCCAGTTCTAAAGAACAT